ATACTTTTGATTGTTGCTTCATCCATGTGAAGTACCTTTTGTAATTATCCTCTGAAGGATAAATGAAAATTAAGTACTTACACAAAATTTAGAACAGTCCCGAAGGGTCAATATGAATCTCAGTTGCAAATCTGGTCCAGTCTTTTAAATCAAGGACAATCTGTGTGGTCTAATTTAACTCAATCAGTAAAGGATGCAAGTGGAGAACAGTCTAAGAGATACAAAGCTATGTTTGCTATGCAAGCATTTGCCATTGCCTCAACAATTGTTTCTGCTCATTTAGCAGCAGCAGAAACTACAGCAGATATTACACTTCCATTCGTTGGAAAAATACCAGCAGCGTCTGCAATCTTGGGCTTTGGATATGCTCAAGCAGCAATGATCGCTGCACAGACCATCGCTGGCTTCTCTTCAGGCGGCTACACAGGCAACATGGGCCGAGGTGATGTTGCTGGTGTAGTTCATGGTCAGGAATATGTACTTAATGCCGCAGCGACTAAGCGAGTCGGTGTTGATACATTGAACGCCATTAACTCTGGTCAATCCTTTGGTAGTTCTGGTGCAACTGTCTTAGAACCAATCGTGAATGTCTACGTCATGGAAGGACAAACCGCTGACGTGACTAGAAATGATGATGGTTCATTAGATGTTCGCATTAGACAGATTGCTGGAGAAGTTGCAGAACAGGTTTTCTTACAGGGAATTCAAAACCCTAATAGTAGAATCAGCAAGGCATTCAAGCAAAACTACAATGCAACACCTAGACGGCAATAATTGGTAGCCACTTCGGTGGCTATTAAATTTATTCTTTGATAGATTCTAATCTTCTTAATTAAACTTTATGGAAAAGAAGAATGAGTAGAAATGATACTAATTTATTGATAAAAGCAATTTCTGAAAATGCACATAGAGAAGATTATTATCCAGATTTCTATGTGACAGTCGGGGTTGGTGGCAGCGTAATTACTGGTACTGCAATCAGTGAAGAAGAATTTTTCGAACTCGAAGAAAATTCACTTTGGAAGGAATTCTTTTATTCCCATATCAAAGAGCCGAGAGAAGAGATAATTAAAAAGTTAGATGATGGTGAGGAAATTAAATTTCCAGACTCACTTAAAGAACATTTTTTGTATCTTAAAGATGCAAAATATATTCAAAACTCAAAATTGTTCCCAGCTGAGGGCAGACCATTAAGTATTCAGATCCGTGTTTCTGATATTTCAACTTTAAGCCTTGTTGAATTTTGTCAGGGCAGGCCTGCTGATGAGCAAAACACTTAATTAGAAGTACTACGTATAAGAGAAAACTGTAAACGGTATGTAAGTAAAACCGTTTGAAGTTAACAGTATAAGAGAGAACAAACGAATAGCTGCCTAAGGGCGGCTTTTTCTATTTCTGAATGCGGAAAAACCGCAGGATGAACTAAAAAATTGAAGGATTTAAAATCCTGAAAAAGCAAAAACCCCAGTGTTGGCGCACTGAGGTTCTTTTAAATCAACTTAACCAGAGCAAGATTAAGGAGAAAAACAATCTATATGGAAGATTTTATCAAATTAATTTATTGGTGTCTAAAGGAAATGAATGAGATGAAAGCATGGCGCTTTGTTGCGATCCTTATCACTTTGATTATCTGTACATATCTTTGGAAAATGTAATGAAACTAAATATTTAAACCGACCCTAAATGAGGTCGGTTTTTTTATGAGGCCTATATGAACACATTAATGTATTGCTCAACACAAGAAGGCTATTCTGTCGCATTCCAAAGTGGGGTAGCTTCACAGGATTTGGATGGAGGAGCACCGCGGAACAGAAGGTTAAGCAAAAATAGCTTCCACACCGTGAGCGTTCAATGGAAGGTGCTTGAAGGTGGCTTTCAATATCTTGATGCGTTCTATAACGTTTGGTGTGAAACACCAGGAGAGATGTTTAATGCTTCACTTCGGGTAAATGGACCAGAGTTCAAGCCCTATAAATGCTTATTTGTTCCAGATAGCTTCCAACTAACAAGTATGCAAGGACCAGTTTATACAGTTACTGCTCAGTTGCGAGTTAAGCCAATTGTAGACTCTGAACTTAATAAGATCATTGTTGAGACTGGGAATGGTGGGGAGGACTTAGCATCGTTATTCAACCCACTCGAAAAACTGGTAAACGACGATCTGCCAAGAGCGATGGAGGGTATTTAAATGCCCGACTATACATCATTCTTTTTAAACTCAAGCAGTGGCGTGGTGCCATTAGAGTGCGTTGAGATTTCGCATCCTGACTTTACAGAGCCTTTCCGGTTTGTCAAAAACGATACAGAAGGTGTGACAGTAAAACATGAGGCCACGGGGCCGGATGTTCCATATGAATATCAACCTATGTCCATTCAACGCTCTACAGTCACAAACGACCTTGATCAAAAGCTTAGCCTAACCATTGCTGATGTAGACGATGAACTAATTAAATCGGTCGTATCTGCTCGGTTAGGCACCAACTGGAAAGTTAGACCATCAGTTAAATGGCGGCTATACCGAGATGATGATCTAACAGCCCCAATGGTGTCTTTACAGACCTTAGAGGTAGCGACTTTATCTAAAGATGGCTCTGGCAACTGTACTTTTGATGCACAAGCACCAGAACTTAATAGCGTTAAGACTGGTGAAATCTATTCTTTAGAGCGCTTCCCATTGTTGCGGGGCATGATATGAACCTAGACCATCTCCATAGTAGAGTCTGGACTAAAGACTACACCTGCAATGAATTTCTATGTGAAGCATGGAAAGATGTCACAGGACGTGATCTTAAAAAACGGCTAGACAGATTTCTAAATGGGAAAGGGAGCTTCAAGAAACTAAAGGAACCCATTTCCCCCTGTATTGTTTTTTTCACAAATGGCAAAAGAAGCTCGACACATGTCGGGCTTTTTTATGGCGACAAGGTTTTGCACTTAACAGGTCGTGGTGTGCAGTACGTTCCACTTGAAATTATTTCCATGAACTTTCGGGAAACGAGGTTTTATAAATGAGTTTGAAAAAAGTCATCATCGTTCCTGATGTTTATGATCGGTCTACATGGTCAGAAGCAGAAGTTGAAGATGTTCTAGCCTATATCTACCAACAGTTTGATGTGTGGCCTGAAAACGCAAAGATTTACCACAACCAGATTGCAGAAAGTTGTGATGTCACTCCTAACCATCCAAAAAGAATTAATGCACAGATTGAGCATATACAGACCTTGGAAGGCACTTTCTATGTGGTGATTGAGCCAGCAGAGCCTATCTCGCTAGCTATGTGGGTATTTTATGCGATTGTAGCTGCGACTACTGCTTATAGTCTCTACATGGTTTTAACCATGCCAAAGCCTCAGGCACCAGTGGCAGGGTCTTCAAATAATGAACTAGCACAACGCTCTAACCAAGCTCGCTTAAATGCCCGTATTCCTGATATCTTCGGTCGAGTTCGTTCCTATCCTGATCTAATCGCACAAACCTACACGATTTATAAAGATGGCATCGAGATTGAAGAATGTTTGATGTGTATCGGTCGAGGTTACTACCAAATATTAGATATGCGAGACGGTGACACAGATGTTGCAAATATTGCTGGCACATCAGTATCAGTTTATGACCCGTTCACATCCATTGTTGGAACACCGATTTATCAAGTAGGCGAGGCATTCACAGAGCTACCAAAGTTCGTACGCAACTCAGCGTCTATCAATGGTCAGACTATCGAATTGCCCAATAGTGCAGTTGTTGAGTCAAGTAATGTTTGGTTCCAAAGCCCGAACCTTATTAAAGGTGCTGGTTTAGACTTCACACAATATTTTGCAGCAAATGACCGTGTTGCCTTAAGTGGTGCTGTGTATGGTGTACAGGATGTGAACCTTTCAGGCTCAATTATGGTGAACGAAAACAAGATGGTTATCATCGAGTCGGCCACCAATATTGATAATCCGAACTTGTTTAAAGGTTTGCAGCTGACTGGTGCATTAGTCGATGTAGAAACTACGACAGGAACCCCGCCAGTAACAGAGACAAATACCTGTGATTTATCCGGGCAGTTTATTGTTTCTGGTGTGACAAAGACTGTCATTACTGGTGGTTTTCACTATGAAATCACTCTCTCAAATCCTGAAAAGGTCAATGCTAACTGGCAGTACGTCAATAACAGCTACACCATTACAGCAGGTGCTGTGCTAAATCGGAATGCGAACTCAATAACCCTTGATGATACTTACACAATTAACAGCGTAACTGCTGACACGATTGCTTTAGTAAATCCATCTGCAATTAATAATGAGTGGGATAAGCTTTTAACGCTTCCAAATCAAGGCACACAGGGGCAAGAGGTTTTAGTCCGGTTTGATGCTGTAAGCAATAAGTATGTTGGTTGGTTTAACTTCGATATGCCAGAAGCAACACAAGCAGTATTTAACTTCTTTTTCCCAAATGGTCTGTTTTACCAAGACAGTAAAGGCGGTGTATGGGAAGAGGGAATCACTGTAGTCATCGAGTTACAGGCAATTGATAGCAAAGGCGATCCGGTTGGTTCAATCACAACGATTAATCAAGGGGTTCGAGCTAACAACAAGTCTCAGTTTGGCAGAACGATTTACATTGATCTGCCAACTGCTGGTTCGTTCCGGTTCCGCTTAAGCCGTACTACAGCAACACAAGCAGGTAAAACCCAGGACACTTGCAAGATTAAGTCTGTGTATGGGATGGCTGATTCAACGATTAGCGATTATGGCAACGTCACAGTGCTTCGATCTCGTACAGTGGCCACAGATGGTGCGCTAAGCATCAAAGAACGTAAGCTCAACTGCTTGGTAAATCGAAAGCTTCCTGTTGATGGAACAGGGCCTTTACAGGTTACACGTTCAGCTGGGCAGGCGCTCATCAATCTAGCTTTAGATCAGTACATTGGCCGCCGAACTAGTGCAGAGGTGGACATTGCACAAATCAATGCTGAGATTGCCAAAGTTAATGCTTATTTTGGCTCAGATCTTATGTCGGAGTTCAATTACACAATTGACGATGACAATCTAAGCTTTGAAGAAATTGCAGGCATGGTAGCGAGTTCTGCTTTCTGTGAACCTTACCGATTCGGCAGTCTAACTCGTCTCAAGTTTGAGCAACCTCAAGAAAATGCCGTCTTACTTTTCAACCATCGAAACAAAGTGCCTTTAACTGAAAAGCGCTCTTATACATTTGGTGTTCAGAAAGACTATGACGGGGTAGAGCTTGAATACACTTCAGATGTAGACGATGCCCGTGTGAAGTACATCATTCCAGAAGACATCACGCCTAAGAACCCTTTGAAGATTACTACGACAGGTATTCGTAATGAGGAACAAGCAAAAGTCAGGGCGTGGCGTGAGTGGAATAAGCTTCGCTACAAGTACATGTCTTGCGAGGTGGAAGTTCTAGACGAGTCTGAATTGCTGATTCGCAATGACCGTATCCTCAATGTTGACAACACAGTCGTAGACACTCAAGACGGTGAAGTTGAAGCAGTGGATGGGTTGGTTATCAGAACCTCACAGCCATGCACCTTTGAGGTAGGACATGACTATTACATCTACCTTCAGATGTCTGATGCTTCAGTTGATATGGTGCCATGTACAGCAGGTGATGATGAATATCATGTGGTGCTGAGTCGACCACCATTGCAACCGCTTGTGGTGGCAGACGATCGCTACGTAAAAACACTCTACACATTAGTTCGTGCTGATCAAGCAGAAGCTCAGGCATTCATGCTTGAAGAACTAACCCCTCAAACTCAAATGACAAACACGCTTAAAGCATCCAACTACGATGCACGATTCTATGAGCGTGACCATGACTTTATTTAATTAATTAACAGAAATCTAAGCCTCTTTATCGGGGCTTTTTTTATGCTTGGAGAAAAGTAATGGCTGATGAGATCGTTACTCGGGAACAGTTAGAAAATGCGTCAAAAGATGCAAGTAGTTTAGAGCTATTTATTAGTGGAGCGGTTGATGAAGATGTTTTAACTCGTTTAGGGCAACAATATCCAACATTAGCTAAACTCATCCGCATTCTAATGGAAACAGGAGGCTGGAAAGCCTATCCAACTGAGGCCGCATTGCTTGCAACAACGCCAATTGTTAACCCTTCAGTTAGCTATGCCTTTGATACCAAGAAGCTCTATTTATGGAATGGGACATCTTGGATAAATGAAGGGCTAAGCCAATATGAACAATCTAAGCTATACACTGATGATCTGTTGCCACAAAAAAGCCTTACTGTAGGTTCAGTTGAATTAGTTGGACCAAATTCTCGGTTGATAGCAGGTATTGGTGTCAACCTAAATTTAGACATTGTTAATGATTCGCGCTACACGGCTATGGTTATCCCATGTTATGAGGATACAGAGATAACACTATGGAACTCTAATAACGGAACCGTTGCGGGTGCGGGTTTTGGCTTTACATTTCACAATGCTTATCCACCATCGCAAGCAAATAAAATTACTCCGCATCCTGGTTTTCATAGCACAGTAAATGGCACCGATACTTTAATTCACACAAGAACTCCAGTTGGTGCTAAATATATTGTTGTGAATAAAATTGTGACATCACTTAGCTTGGATCTCACATGGAAGATTCAAAACGGATATGGCCTTGATAAAGCATTAACTTTTAATGCAGTCAGCTTAATGCTGGACGGAAAATCTAGCGTTTTATTTAGAACATCTACACCAGATAATCTTTATTCAAGTTCAAATGTGGTGCCGGGTAAATATCTCAATCTGACTGATGGACTAATCCGAGATATCACAACAAAGCCAAATTGGAAACTAGGCGTGATTCCAGTTGATGCTGGTGTTACCTATCAGCTCAAGTTGATTGGTGATCCGAGCTTAATTAAGCCAAGCTTTCTCATGAATACACGTTCAATTGCTCAAAACACCCCAACTACCTTGGCGAGTTTAACTAGTCTTGGTGATAATCTGTACTCATGTGTTGCACCCGCAGGCGCAACATACCTTGTTTTAACACTTGATCTAACACCAGATTATCCAAGCGTCGCTATTTCAAACTCACTTGCTGTGCAGCGCATTAAGAATGCAACGGGACTATCAATTACCCATATTTCTGGCATTCCGATTGCTGATCCAATTGCAAGAGCTGGGATTTTAAAATCTAGTATTTACACTGATTCAAATATTTACAGCCAGTCTCAGAATAAGACTGACTGGTACTTAAGTATTGTTAATTCAACGGTTCAGCCGCGTACAGATTATCACTGGAAAATGGCAATGATTCCAGTAAAGCCTGGTGGTGTTTACAGAGTAGTTTGCCCTAGACCAAGTAATACATATAACTTGCGTTTTACAGAGTTAGATAATCCTTTAGTTACGAATACTGTAACGTTAGCACCAGCTCAAAGCACAGTAATTGATGACAATAATATTGAAGTTGTTGCACCTAGCAATGCGAAGTATTTACTCATTAATACTTATATTGTTAGTCCTGGCTTTAACTATGACATTACATCGACACTTGTTGTTAAGGATGTAAGTAATGCTGTTAAAACCTCATCTGAAATTTCGATGTTGAATGGATTAAGTTTACGGGATAGTGATTCTAGAAAGCGACTGGATGCGCTTGAAACTAGAACAATTGATTCAATTCTAAAAGGCAAGAAGTGGTGTGTAGTTGGTGACAGTATTACTGCACAAACTGGCCGTTCAACACACAATTACCATTATTATTTGTCCCAATTAGTTGGCGGAATGACGATATATAATTATGGTATTTCAGGTACTGGCTTTTTTAATAGGTCGAATGTTTCAGCTGATATTGTAGAAACTGATATTGATTTCATTTCAGTTTTTATGGGAACAAATGACTGGGGTAATCAGACTTCTGAAAACCAAAAATTGCTTGGAGTATTTGGAGATACGGGGACCACAACAATTTCAGGATGCATTAACACAACCCTTAGTGGATTAATCAATAAATTCCCATTAATCCCTTTGATTTTGTTAACCCCATTACCACGTGGTAACAATTATGGGTTGAACGCTACTGATAACGCTTATGGCTATAACTTAAAAGACTTAGTTGACTTATTGCATCAATATGCAACACATTTCTCTTTACCAATTCTTGATCTTTATAGTGGATCAACTTTATATCCATGGCAAGCTACAGCTAACGACTTTTACTTCAAGCCTCCTGCTGGTAGTGGTTACCCAGATGTAGGTGATGGATTGCATCCGAACGATGAAGGTCACAAAGTTTTAGCTCACATAATGCGGTTGCCTTTAGAGGGCATTCAGCACAAATAAGCTACCAGCACCCAAGAGGGTGCTTTTTTATTGCCTAAACGAAAGGGGGAAGGCATGACTGAAAATGAATCATACGGGTTGAGATTCGAAAAGAAAATTGACTCCATTCAGAGTGATATTCGCATGTTGTCAGATCATGTTACTCGACTGACTTTCATTAATGAAGCGCACAAAGAGACTAGCGAACAGAACAAAAAGGATATCGATACATTGGATATCAAAGTCGCCAATTTAGAAAACCGCACAGCAGCGCAAGATGGTGGTCTTTCTGTATTGCGTGTACTGCTTGGCATCTTTGCAGGAATCGTATTTTCGCTGTGCGCTTGGGTTGGATCTTCAATTATTCAATTAAGCCAAGATCAATCTTTAATTAAAGAAAAAGTATCACGGTTAGAGGAAGCAGGACGATGAATAGTGAAAATACAAGAGCTTATCTAGCTTTCGCATTAGTGGGACTGATGTTTGTTTTAGTGATTGCTTTATTTTTTGTGGATATGCCGCGAGAAAACAGCAATCTGATCAATACGGCATTGGGTTTTATTGCTGGGGCTATGACAACTGCATGTGGTTTTTATTTTGGTAGCTCTGAACTTGAGAAAAAGAAAGGGGAACGAGATGACAAATAAACCATTCTTCGATGCTGCCCGAGTAATTGCAGGCGGCAAGCTTACACAGGCGCAAGTAGACGATTTAAATAAGATGGTCGACAAGCTTGCACCAGGTGGAAAAACCACAAGTGATGTTGGCGTTGACCTAATTTCTAGTTTTGAAGGCACACAATTCACAGCTTATGACGATGGTGTAGGAGTCTGGACCATTGGTACTGGCACGACAGTTTATCCTAATGGCGTGAAGGTCAAGAAGGGCGATACTTGTACAGCAGAACAAGCTAAGACTTACTTTAAGCACGACTTAGCCAAATTTGAAAAGACTGTAAATGAATCGGTTAGTGTACCTTTAACTCAAAATCAATTTGATGCTTTGGTATCGCTGACTTACAACATTGGCTCAGGTGCTTTTAATAATTCAACCTTATTAAAAAAACTGAATAAAGGTGACTATCAAGGTGCTGCTGATCAGTTCCTTGCATGGAAAAAGGCAGGTGGTAAGGTTTTACCCGGTTTAGTTCGTCGTCGAGAAGCAGAGCGAGCACTCTTTTTAAAGAAGTAACTTATATGTGCAAACGTACCAAAGTTGCATCGATCATCACATTGCTGTGCTTAATCTTCTCAGGTTGCACAGCTCACACTATAAATAGTAATGTGAATGTCTCGATTTGTGTAAGGGCTTTGTGATGTCGCAAGTCATGATCATGGTTTCGGAAGCGGGCAGGATGGAGAATACTTGCAATCTACCCGCTGATTTAGATAAGAACGGGATTGTTCTTAAAATCTATGATTACTCATTAAAAGAGTTGCCAATAAATTTAGATGGCACTGTGACATACAACGGTAAAAGATGGACCTTTGATAAGAAGCAAAGTTTTTGAAACTTCATACATATAAAAGTAACTTATTTATATTACAATGCAAAAAATTGGATAGAATCAGCTTAGTGTTAAGAAACACAAGAACACCAAATCTACACCAAAATTGACTAAGTATTTAATTTTATTGGCTTAACTTTATGCTGTACATATGGATGCCTGAAACCAATGGAGTTTGGCATTGGTCTAACGGAGAAAACTGGTTGCAGGCTGCAAGTCTCGATCAATTAATACAAGACTTGCAAATACATCAAGGAAAAGAAGCTACGGTCTTTTTTCCGAGTCGTCATGCTCAAATGCTTCAGCAAACGATGGCAAAGTCCCATTACAAACAGCTTGGCGTTGATGGGGTTAAATATCTACTTGAAGAGTTTGTGACTTTACCGATTGATCACATGAAAGTGGTTCACCATTTTCATGCGGATCAGTTAACTGTTTTGGGTGTTGCTCAGGGGATGGTAGAGACATGGCAACATTCTTTAGCTTTGTTACCAACCAAACTTGTGGCTTTGTTGCCAGATTTTCTAGTTTTACCTGAACCACAAGCTCAGCAAGTTATTCTGTGTAATATTGATCATCAGCTTTTGGTGCGTGAGAATAAGTGGTTAGGTAATTCCATTGATGACTTGGGGCTTTTTTTAGAGTTCCAGTCAGCCGAAACACATTATCAATATAGCGGTTTAACAGCAGAGCAACTAGAGAGCTTAGAAGCTGCCTCAAGCGCAGAGCAACGTTCTGAGTTTGTTTATCAATTTCAGCCTTTAGATAAAACTAAGCAGCATCCTTTTAATGTTTTGCCAAAATCAAAAGGGCAAGAACGTACTTTTTCTAATTATTGGAAAACTTGTGCCGCCGTTGTTCTAGCAATTATTGTCGTGCAGTTTAGCTATGATTTATTGCGTTGGGTAAAATTGAAAAAGGTGGCAGATCAGACTGCTGAACAGGCAATTGAGCAATATAAATATTGGTTTGGTCCATCTAGTCGTGTGACTGAACAAAATATTAAAGGACAATTCGAAAGTCATTTAAGAGTGAGCCAGCAAGGTGATACCCAGGCACTTTCTCTGTTAAGCCGGGTTGGGCCTATTTTAATGCAAAGACAGATTTTAGCTCAGCAACTCAATTATGATGCTTCAATCTTAACAATGGCATTAAAAGCAAAATCAGCAGATGATTTGCAAGCTTTAACCCAACAACTTAATCAACAAGGTTTTAAAGCTGAGTTAGGTAATGTTCAAGCTGATGGTAGTGGTGCGATTGGGGTGGTGAAAATACAATAATGAAAATGTTAGCTCAGTTGCAAAACCGCTTTGATCAGTGGATTGAA